GCAACGCAGTACCGTACAAAACTTTGCATAAGGATAATTATGCCACTCGCTAAAGGTAAATCACAGAAGACGATCAGTAAGAACATCTCTAAGATGGTCAAAGAAGGTCGTCCTCAGAAGCAAGCAGTAGCAATTTCCCTGCGTCAAGCAGGAGTTTCTAAACCCAAGAAAAGGAAATAATATGCCAATCGTCAAAGAGAAGAAGTTCCCCTATACAACTAAGGGTAAAAAGCAAGCTAAGTCGTATGCTCAGAAAACTGGTGCTAAGGTAGTATCTAAGCCAGCTAAGAAGATGGGTGCAATGCGTGGCTACTAAACCCGGCTTGTATGCCAATATCGCCGCTAAACGCCGTCGTATTAAGGCGGGTTCCGGCGAGAAGATGCGTAAGGTAGGCAGCAAAGGCGCACCGTCGGCGCAGGACTTCAAAGAATCTGCTAAAACAGCTAAAAAGAAGAAATAATGAGCTTTTTTATCGGGGTATTGTTATTCTGTGTTAACAGCGAATGTTACTTTATGAAGATTAACAATACTTTCGATAAGATTGAGCATTGTCAAAAAGCAGTGCGTCAATGGGCTGAATATGCCCGTAAAGAAGGATTAGAACCAATTTATACCTGCTTACAGGTAGATTTAAAGGCTAACATCTAATGGTCAAGAAGGTATATCAGAATCCCAAAGGCGGTTTAAACGCCAAAGGAAGGGCTTATTTCAAGCGAACTGAAGGAGCTGACCTCAAGCCCCCAGTATCGGCTAAAGAGGCTGCAAAGTCCCCTAAAGCGGCTGGAAGACGAAAGAGCTTCTGTGCAAGGATGGGAGGCGTTAAAGGTCCGATGAAGGACGAAAAAGGCAGACCTACTCGTAAAGCCTTGGCATTAAAGAAGTGGGATTGTTAAGATTTTACTTGACAAACCCATCAAACTATGATAGGATAGCACATGGCTTCAATGAACTATATTCAACTTGTTAATGACGTACTTATTCGCTTACGAGAGCCAGAGGCTTCCTCGGTATCGGATAACGCTTATGTTAAGCTCATTGCTCGTTATGTTAATGATGCTAAGCGAATGGTTGAGGACTCCTATAACTGGAATGCTCTATCAGAGACACTGTCTGCCACAACAACAGCCGATGTATTTAACTATGTATTAACAGGTTCTGGTCAACGCTTTCGTGTAATTGATGTACTAAACGACACTGATAACTTCTTTGTAACAAATGCTCCTACTGTGTGGATGGATCAACAGTTCTTGTTGACGACTCCACAAAAGGGTAGTCCAATGTACTATAACTTTAATGGTACAAACGCTAACGGCGATACCCAAGTAGATTTGTTTCCTATTCCAAATGGTGCTTATAACCTTCGCTTTAACATTATCAAGCCACAAGTACCTTTAGCAGTTAATGCTGATACACTTCTAGTGCCTGATGAGCCAGTCATCTTGGGTGCATTGGCTAGGGCGCAAGCAGAGCGTGGTGAAGACGGCGGTGTACAGTCTGGTGAGACTTATGCTTTATATCGTCAAAGTTTATCCGATGCAATTTCATTAGAATCAACTCGCTACATTGAAGAATCTCAATGGAACTGGGTCTAATGGCTAGTCAACTACAGACATCGTCGATAGCAGCACCGGGGTTTTATGGACTCAATCTACAAGAGTCTAGTATTACTTTGTCTTCTGGCTATGCACTAAAAGCACAGAACTGTGTAATCGATAAGTATGGTCGTATCGGTGCAAGACGAGGATGGACTACAGTAAACTCTGCAGTTAATACTGACTTAGGTGCTGGTAATGCAGTAGAGTTTATATTTGAATTAGTTGATGGTGGTAGTAATCAAGTGTTAAGTGCTGGTAATAATCAGTTATTTGTCGGAACTACTACGATGACTACTAAGACAGTGCGCAACACTACTAACAGCGGTAACGCTACTTATACTATTACAGGTAATAACTGGCAGGGTGCTGCCATGTCTTATGGAGATGTTACAGACTTCCAGCCTCATGTGTATTTAGCACAAGCAGCACACCCTATGTTAGTGTATCATGAGTTACCTATTTCTGGTAATCCTTTTAGTTCGCACGATAGCGGTACATTTGGCTACCAGCGTGTAGGAGATGACGCTAAGTTACCTTCTAATCATAGCACAGCAACATTTATGCCTAGCTGGGTACTATCAGCTTACGGTAGAATATGGTGTGGTGGTATCTCAGGAGACACTCAAACTGTCTATTTCAGCGACTTACTAGCTGGTACAGATTTCTTAAATGGTTCTGCTGGATATTTAAACCTACAAGAAGTATTACCTAACGGTGATCCTGTAGTCGCTGCAGCAGCACATAACGGATATATTATATTCTTTGGTCGTAAGAACATAGCAATCTATGCTAATCCTCTAGACACAGGAGCGTTGCTTCTTGTTGAGGTTATCTATAACGTAGGATGTATTGCTAGAGATTCCGTACAGAACATTGCAACAGATGTGTTGTTCTTATCTGACTCAGGAGTTCGTAGTTTACAGCGAGTAGTCCAAGAGAAGTCCATGCCAATGCGTGATATTTCTAAGAATGTTCGTGATGAGTTAATCTCTGCTGTAGCCTCTGAAACAGACTTAACTAAGATTAAAAGTATTTATTACGAGCGTGACGCTATCTACTTGTTAACGCTCCCTACAACTAAGTTTGTATACTGCTTTGATACTCGTGCTTCATTGCAAGACGGCTCAATGAGAGTCACCGTCTGGGATAGCATAGAGCCTAAGGCATTTTTTGTTACACAAGCTAGAGATTTATACTTAGGTAAGCCGGGATATATTGCTAAATACTACGGCTATGCTGATAATACTTCTAGTTATCGTCTTGCTTATTATACTAACTACTTTGACTTTGATGCGTCTACAAATCTTAAGTTACTAAAGAAGATTGGCTGGGTATTAATTGGCGGTACTAACCAATCAGTAGCTATTAAGTGGGGCTTTGATTATAGTGAGAGTTATCAAGCTACTACATATGCTTTAGATGCTGCTACAGTATACGAATATAATAATTCTACTGTAGATACTATTCCCGGATCAACCGAATATAATATTGCTGAATATAGTTCAGGTATTGTTTTAGATAGATTTAACATTAATGCTGGTGGTCAAGGAACTGTGATGCAGTTAGGCTTAGAAGCAGATATTAATGGAAATCCAGTTTCAATTCAGAAAATAGACGTAGCAATTAAGCAAGGAAAGACTTTAGTCTAAGGACATAATATGGCAAACTATACAAAAGCAACTAACTTTACAGCTAAAGATGGATTACCTACTGGTAACTCAGGCAAGATTGTTAAAGGTACAGAGATTGACACTGAGTTAACTGCTGTAGCTTCTGCTATTTCTTCTAAGGCAGACTTAAATAGTCCTGCTTTAACAGGCACTCCTACAGCACCTACTGCGTCTGCTGCTACGAACACAACACAAATAGCTACTACTGCGTTTGTACTAGCTAATGCTATTCCTAGTGGATTAATTTCTATGTGGTCTGGTACGATTGCTAGTATTCCTTCTGGCTGGGTATTATGTAACGGATCTAATAGTACTCCTGATCTGCGTAATAGATTTATTATCGGAGCACATAGCGATTCTGTAGGAGTAGCTTATACAACTGTAACAGGAAGCAATACTCAAACTGGCGGTACTAAAGATGCTATTGTTGTAAGCCATACGCACACAGCAACTGTTACAGATGCAGGACATGCTCACACATTCTCAGGAACTTTAGCAAAAACAGATACAGTTAGTGGCGGTGGCATTACAATTAAAACTAGAGAAGATGGCACAACTACCACTTCAACAGTTACGACTGGTATTACTGTAGCTAACAGTACAGAAGGCTCAAGTGGTACTAATCAAAACTTACCTCCTTACTACGCCCTCGCCTTCATCATGAAGACCTAACATGAAAGTACCTGTGGTCCTTAGAGACGACTACATAATGTACTTAGAGTTCTTTGAAGGAATGTTGTGGTTTCATACAGATGTACATAAGTGGACAGCAAAGATAAAAGCAAAGTATTTAGAAGACTTAAACATATTACAGTATTTAACAAACAGTCCTTTAGTTGCAATGGTAAATCAAAGAGATAAGAAACTAAGTAAATTTGGTAAAGTAATTGGTTTTAAATATGAACAACCCTTTTTAGGTAATGATAAACAAATGTATGACATCTACAGTAGGAGTAAATAATTATGGGTAGCAGCATAGCGTCATTTGCAGGTCCGGCTCTAAGCCTAGCTGGAGGTCTGATTAGCGGAAGCAAAGGGGCTGACGCTGCAAGAGGACAAGCAGAGGCTCTTCGAGCCGCAGGACTACGTTCGTCCCAGATGGCACAGTTTCGTCCTGTTGGACTGACAACTGGCTTTGGAACTTCTAACTTTAGAGTAAATGAACTTGGGCAAGTAGAAGAAGCTGGCTATCAATTAACACCACAACTTCAAGCTATCCGTGATCGTTTATTAACAAGTGCTGGTGGATATGATCCTACTCAGTTAGGACAAGCAGCACAGCCTATTATGGGTGGCGCAGCTTCGTTATTTAATCTAGGTCAACAATACTTAGCACAGTCCCCACAACAGGCAGCACAGCAATATGTTAGCCAACAACAAGCATTATTAGCACCAAGCAGAGAAGCTCAGTTAGCTGGTGTTCGTAGTAACTTATTTGCTCGTGGTCGTGGTGGTTTAGGTGTACAAGCTGGCACAGGAGGCGCTCCTACTTCTCCTGAATTGCAAGCATATTATAATGCTTTAGCACGACAAGATTTAGAATTAGCTGCTCGTGGACAACAAGCTGGAATGGAACAGACACGCTTTGGCGCTGGTTTATTTGGTACTGGCGGAGAACTATTAGGTCAAGTACCTCGTCTAACGTCTGCTGGTTATGGTCCATTAGAAACACAACTTGGTTTAGCAAGAACTGTAGAAGGATTAGGACAGCAACCATTTGCAATGAGTCAAGAACTAGCTCGTTTACAGTCTGGTGCAGGAGCGCAAGCTGGTAATCTGTATTTACAACCACAAAAAGCTGCGGCAGATGCTTATTCTCAGTATCAAGGTTACAGTCCTTTTGGAACAGCTCTTAGCGGTCTAGGAGGAGCTATGAGTGGCGGCGGTGGGTTTGGTAGTCTCTTTGGCGGTGGTGGAGGTGGTTATTCTGCAGCTCCTTATGCTCCAACCAATCCCGGATTTGGTAGCTACGGAGGCGGCTACTACGGCTCCGCACCTTAATTATAAATAGGAATCACTATGGCTGACATCGTAAATAGTTTATTTGGTATTGATCCTGCTGCATTGCAACAGCAACGAGCTGCTACCGATACTGCACAAGCATTTAGATTTGCACAGTTAGATCCGCTACAGCGTGCTAACATGGCAATCTA